GTAGGTTGTTAGGCTTCTCTGCGCCTTTAAGGCTGATTACTGAACCATTAATTAGTCTGATCGTTAAGGATGTCTCATTGGTCTTGGAAATATACTCTTCTGGGATAGTGTGTATAAGCATATCCCAGGCAATCTCTTTAGCCGCCCCATAGGTAGGAGCTACATACCAACAGTTCCTGTTCGCACCCCCAATGGCGGCTCTTAGAATCTCCCCTGTCGAGAGAAACGTCTTGCCGAATCGTCTTCCTGCTACCACCGCTCTGAACCTAGAGGGTGAGCAAAAGATCTCACTCTGAGGCTTTGTTAATTGCATCAGGGTGAACAGTTATATTGATTGGTGGTATCTCTTTGACTGGTTCTATGTACTGCTCGCCCCAGTTCTCTCTGTCTCTTGTCTTTAGGTAGAAGATCATAGCAGTATTATCACCATTGACTGCTTTTTCAAACAGTGCATTAGTGATCTGATTCATCCCTGCACTTCTACCCCTTTTTATAGACTCTAAAAACTCAGGATACTCTTTCTGTCGCTCGTAGATCGTTTGATCTGATACCCCTAAACAATCAGCTATCTGAGCTACAGTTAAGCCCCTAGAAGCCATTTCTGAGGCTCTAGCGCATATCTCTGCATCTGGAATCCACTTGGGTCTTCCCATCTTACATATCTGCTCCGAACACCTGCCTGGTATTCATCTTGGGGTTCTTGATTATTATATCATGCTCTTGCGGGGGTAGACCTTTGGCGCGACAGTCAACCGCATCTTTCCAGAAGACTAACGCTGTTTTGATCTGATGCCCTGCACTTGGGTTCTCGATTAGGCTCTGGGTGATCTCGTCTAGCTTAGACAATAGATCAGTCCATCCGTTCTCTTTACAAGTGTTGATCTTGTTAGTTAGCTCTAGGCTCATCATAGTAGTTACCTCATTATTGGTTCTATCTATCGCCTATATACTATAACTAATGCTTTACAGTCAAGCAATTAATTTTCAGGGTGTTCTTCTTTTCTCATGTATCTACCGCCTAAATCGTCATAGGCAATCAATACTAGGGCGATAATCGCCAGTATAAGGATGGTTTTCATAGGGGTTCTCAGGTTGTTAAGGCGGGATTATATAGAGATCTTAGAACGCAATCTAATGCTTTTTAGCTATGGGGGTTATTACCTGAAAGGATGGTTCGTTTCGTAGCACCAGTGAACCAATCTGGCTAATCAGGCTTTTAGAGGATGCCCGCTACTAGGGGTACACTATGAAGCTGTAATTACTGCGGCAACCATTACAAATGCCGCTAGTAGAATCTTTCCCCTGCTATGTCCGTATACTTCGACAGCTAGCCATGCTTTTGCTTTAGCTTTATACGCATCAAACTGCGCTTTTAATATCGCTTTGTCTGCCATCTGGTTTACCTCTTTTATTGCTTTTTTAGTTTTTGTCATCTTGCTTCACCCTATCTATTCCAATTATCCCATCAAATCCCATTTCTGCAACCCAGTTCTCAAACTGTGTGCGCTCCTCTTTGTCATGCGGTATCTCCAGAGGCGGGTATTCGTCTCTAAGTTCTTGCCATTTCTTTGATAAATCAGTCATAGATTCCATGCTCCCTATCGTTTTCGCCTTTCTGCTTTGCGAACTCTTCAAAGATTGCTTCTTCTATTGTGTGTTCTAGGTACAGGTAGATGCGATCTCTAAGGTCGTCAGCAAAGTTACCTAGGTTAACAATGCTATCTAGGTGCGTTTCTAACGCCTCTGACCACCACCGATCATCCTTATCGTACTCATCAGGAGAGTCTTCTGCCATAGCAATAAACAAGTTAGTCACTATCTTGCTTGCTGATGGTGCTTTACCAAACAGCATCTCTGTAGCTATCTTACCTACGCCTCTGCTAAATGTTGCAGGGTAGATATCCTCGAACCAAGTCTTATGACTGTTGAGCCAAATGTATACTGCCTCATCCATTGCCGCATCAGGCAGGTCAGACAGCCTAGAATCTTCCTTATACAGAGCATCGTAGTGCTTAGATACAAAGTCCTCATAGATTAGCATGATGTAGCACCTCGCAAGCAGTCTTGGTAGTCCATAGTTGATACGATTGCATACATAGCAAACAAAGTAACTGCCGCTAGAATGCCCTTGATACTGTCGCGCTTCTCTGCAGCTTTGCTATCTCTGCGCTTGATATCCATGTAAGTTAATTGATGTTCCATAGTATTCCCCTTGATTAGTTGCCCCCTTTCGGGGGCGATTAGATTATTTGCTTACTGTTTTAAATGCATCATACATATCATGTACAGTAACCGCGCCTAGTTTATAGGTCAAACGCGCTCTCTCTTTGTACTTTATAGCAGACAAAGCATCTTCAAAATCCACTCTATCTACAATATCAGTGCCTTCCCAAAAAATTACTCTAAACATTTTGTTGCCTCTATTTGATTAATTAATGCACCCAGAGTAAAGGAAACATTATACATTGTCAACACTTTGCATAACTTTTTTTAATATTCGCCTATTCTGTACTCTTCATCCTTGATTTTTTCCTTCAATTCCCTCTGAAATTCGATCACCTCTACCCTGTTAAACTTGGGTGATGCTCTCCAAGATAGCTTCTGCATCGCCCTGACTCGTCTTGCTCCGTACATATCTTCCATGTATATGCGATAGGCTTCCTGCGTTCTGGTTGTTTTCATGCCGTAAACATTACAGGCAGGGCATTGGGGGTGAATGTTCTCCTCGAACAGCTTAAAAACTGTGTGCCGTCTGCTGTAGAAATGACCGCCTTGCATAGCTTTGTAGTGATCTACCTTGCCGCAGGTTACGCACTGGCAGTAGCCGTTATCGTCTGAGGCTTTGAGCCTAACGTATCTCTGCAATAGCTTCGCGGCTTTCTCTACCTCTTGAGCTACTGTTGCTTTTTTGCGCTTTGCCATTTAATGCTCAGTAGTCTTAACAAGTATAATGGGCTGTGAACCAACTCCCATATCACAATAAGAACAAACACCATAAGCCACAAGATCGCTAGAAGTCCACAACTCAAGCCCGCCACCACAAGTACTACAGAACTCTTTAGTAACTCTGATATCGTTGTCATCAAGTCCATCATCTTCGCCCTCTGGGAATTTTATTATTCTGCTCATTTGACTGCATCCACGTTAATTTTTACTCTTGAATCTTCGCCATAGTCTTTATGATAAACGATAGCTGTCATAGACCTGTTTGCCCCGTATCCTGAATCGCTGTGCCATTGATCTGCAGAAGTCAGGGAGCCCCACCAACTATAATTAAGACTTCCTATTTCGCGCTCAACATGGTGGTGAATATGCCCTAGATGACAATATCGGTTCTTACATCTAGACCATTCTTCATCAAGATTCGTAACTACAGTCTGCAATATCTGTTCTGGCTTTATTCTATCACCATGATGGTAGATAAATAAATTATTACCCCACTCCCAGTGAATAAACTTTGAATAATTTTTGACCACATCTACTCTGGGCTCTTTACTGTAGAGCAAGTCTAAACAACTAGACAGGTGGCAAGCCATATCAGAGTCATGGTTGCCGCGCACATTAATCACCACAACTTCTTCGTGCATCTCAAGCATTTTGTCTATTAAAAATTGGAACAGCCTACCTGCTAGCTTAAAGGTCTTTCCAATGCGTGTATCAACGTCTACAGGCGTTCCTGCTGTAGTGGTGTTAGCACTGCTATCAGCGTGAAAGAAATCACCTACGTTAACTAGAACACCTGTTTTCGCATTGCCCACCCTGTTTGCTAATCTGTTGGTCGCTTTTATTAGTATTTCCGTTGCTATCTTCACATCCCAATCATCATCATCTAACTTGGTATCTGAGTCAGCAAGCATCCCAAAGTGATGGTCGCCTATCAGATACATGGCGCAGTAGTCTTCATCTACCTCTTCAGGCGGCTTAGATGGATTTTTAAGCCCTGTTATATCATCAGCTAACCCATCCAATAGGGCTTCGATCTTTGCGCGCATATCGCGCTTGTGTGGCTCTTGGATAACCCATTGCAATGCAACTGAACCATCATCTTTGTATGCTGTAGAGATTCTTTTGGCTTCAAATCCCTCTGCGGTTTGGCGGGTTAAGTCTCGGTGTGGTGCTACACCTACTGAGGCGGCTTTGCGCTCTACCAGTTTGATACTGCGGTCAACAGCTCTTCGATTAACGCCTAGTTTTTTAGCGGCTTTAGTGTTTGAACCTGTCTCTATAACGGCTTTTAGGTACTCAATTTGTCTATCGGTTTTTGGTATGTCTAACTCTAACAGTGTTCTTGGGTCGATCTTATCCATTCCCTATTGCTCCTGTTGATTTTTTAACTCCGCATATTCGCTCTCTCGCGGTATGGTTAGTTTTATCCCCTGCTCACTTGCCCAATGATAGCACTGATCTAAGAAATGCACCATCTCGCCCTTGCCCAGTTGGCTACTGCGTTTCACCTGACCACTAATCTCGGTCTTGCTTATCCTGAAATCATCTGTGCCTAAGAATCTGCGCTTTAACCAGAGCTTCCACGCCTCTACTGGGTCTCCCTCTGCCACCTCAAAACCTTTCTTTTTCATACCCTTAACAATCTCTCTGCACCACATGTGCAACAAGGCATTTTGGTTTAGGCTTCTTGGGTTCTGGTATGGCTCTAGTTTAACTGATAGGGGGGTGGTGAAATCCCAGTTGAGCATATCCTCAATCAGAAACTTCACCCTTTTATTGACTTCTTCTTTGTTGTTAAACTTCACAAATGCACCCTCTGTCATATCCTACGACTAAGCCAGTTCTGTGATATCTGATCTATGGCTGTTTCAAATCTGCTATAGGTCGTGTCAGTTTCAGCACTCCAGTTTGGATTCCAAGACTTGCCAATGTGCTTAGTCTTTAGCGGTCTAAGCTCATTTTCGGTAACAAACTTCTTACCATAAAGCCTAGAGTACATACACTTGTAGCCAACACCTGCGACCTTTGCAAAGTGTTCATAGGTATATGACTCACCATTCACTAGCTCTGGATGCTTGCCTTTAAATAAAACCTTTTTAATATTACCCATGTTTTCTCTCCCCATCCCAGTAAAAACCATACTTTCCCATGAAGAAATTAATGGCTCTGTTCTTTGCTTCTACGTTAGCAATCCACGACACATCAGCTAGGCTGTCTTCAATGTTCCTATTCCTGATGCTGTGGGTTTTAGATTTAACCTGCGGTGAGCCGCCTTTATCTTGCGCTCTAGCCAACCAAGAGTTAATAAACCTCTTAATCCCTTTAGGTGTTTTCCTGCGCGTAGGGTTAGCATCTAACCACGACTCCATTGCATTCAGCTCTTGGTAAACATTAATGGCAGGATAAGTCTTTTCCCACTGGATAATGTCTGCCTGATCTGCCTCGTAAGTATCTCCGTTATTTAGTAACATTTATTCCCCCTAAAATAGTTTGCTTTGTTGCGTTTCATCGTAAAATCTTTTTTGCGCTAGTTCATAATAATGATTATCAATTTCGCAACCTACTAAATCAAATCCGTTTTTATAAGCCGCGATAGCACTTGATGCGCTTCCTAAATGTGTATCTAAAATTTTGTCTCCATCTTTAGCGTAATTGTCTAAAATCCATTGATATAGTCTGACTGGTTTTTGGGTTGGGTGTATCCTAATTTCTTTGTTTTTCATATCACCCTGCAACATTCCCTGCCACCTAAATTCAAATTTTCTAACAGCAGTCTTAAAGCTAGTATAAGCTAGTTCACAATCAGCAAAGTCGGTTTTTCCGTTTTGCTTATCCCAAACAAGCCAACAAGATGAAGCAGGATTAAATTTATTTGCAAAATGATTAGCCCCCCATATTATTTGATTTTTTGTTACTCTAAATAATTGCTCAAAATATATGCTGTCAGGTGCTTTTAAATCATCACCATGAAACGATTTATAATCTTTTGCTTTTGCTTTTTTGCCTCTGGTTTTATTTGTTTTGCCGCTTTCACCAATACCATAAGGCGGGTCAACAATGGCTAAATCAAAGTGATTATCGTTAAGCCCAATCATGTATTCAACACAATCACAATTTAAAATATTTATTTTAGGCATGGCTATCACCCATATAGTATTCAGCGACACTACATTTTTCATCGTATCGGTTGGTCACTGTAATCATGTTCTTCTGGATTGGATGCCCTAGCTCCTTAAGCTCAAAGATTCTAGCGGCTACCTGTGTTATTCCTAGCTCATTAAAAGCGTTTAGGCAGGTTAGTTTCTTGCCATCTTCTAAGTATTGTAGAACTCTTGATATCTGTGTCATTTTTGTAACTCCTATGGCTCGGACTAGCCTCGCCTGATTATGTTAATAGTTATTGTGTAAACATTTTTATTCAAACACGTTTCACCCTTTAACTTCGCAAAGTTAAAAATTCGATCAAAGGGCAAAGCGACTTCGCGGTTGTTTCGTTATCGTATCGAATATCTAATCTATCCATCAGCAGAAACCGATCTGCTTTTGGGGCTATGTCAAGAGGGTCAACTTCGCTCTAGGGTTTTATTTAAGAGATTCCCTAGCCTCTAGCCCGATAACTAAAGCGCGAAAAAAAGAAAGGAGATGTTACAAGACAGTAAAATACTGTGTTAGACTTACCTTTCTGTATCCGCAAATGCAGTATTACATTTCTTTGATGTAATTGCAAAGCCCCCGCAAGGGGGTTTTCTTTTATAGGCCGATAAACTCATCTAAATTGTATTCTAAGGCACTGCAAATCTTAATGGCAGTATCTAACCTCACGTTTGTTTTATTGCGCCAGATGTTAACCTGCTGTCTGTGAACGCCAACCAATCGTGCAAGCTGTGAACTGTTTACGTTTTTTTCTTGCTGTGCCTTCTTTAAGCACTCGCCAAAATCTATCATTGGGTTTTCTCCTGTGGTATATTGTCGGTGATGGTTTTCCCCGATCATCACTCCTATGGTTTACCCGCCCTTCGGGGCGGGGTTTTTAACTAGAACGGAATGTCATCTTCTAGTAAATCAGCTTCCTGCATAACCTGTTTAACTTTCCCAGAGTTACCATATTCGCTAGTGCCATCAGGTGAACTGCTGTCTGTATAGAACACTTTTACATTGCCAAGAATAGGTGTTTTCTTTTTAGCATCGCGCTCTTCTTTGGTCTGACTCTGGCTGATAAAGCCATTGTTCTCGTACTGGTCAGCAACCGCAGTATCAACAAAGGTGGTCAGGTCTAAGTATGTTCCTTTCGCGCCCTTGTACAGTCGTGATTTATCGATCTTGGTTACGTCAATTCTTACGTTAATTCCTACTTTCATCATCTTCTCCTATCGTGGTCGTGGGCAATATGAAATGCCGCTAGTTGTTGTGTGTACTGCCTGTGTTCCAAAGCCACATTTCCATGTGCAAATAACTCCGCGCTGTCCATGTATCTCTGCAACCTTAGTCCAAAAGCATGAACTATAAACTGCTGTACTCATTGATAATAAACTTAAAACTATAATTAACTTCTTCATCATCTTCTCCTAGTTGGCTTCTCTAAATTCAGTGGTTTTCATAATAGCGCGTTCTTGTGTGCTGAACACTCCACCGCGACTCGGTGCGCGCCATAAAAGTTGTTTCTCAACGTCTGTAAGCTCTTTCCATGCCTCGTTTGCTGTTGAGTAATCATTAGCCGCAATGCCGTCTTTGATAGCTTTAACGCTAGGCAGTAGGTCAACGATCATATCCTGATAGGCTTCCTTTTCCTTTGTCGCATCAGTTACTTTCTGCGGCTTAACTTCACCCATGTACAAGCACATACCTAGACCATGCATTGCAATCGCCTTAACTAAACAGCGAATACGCGCATCAGATATGTCTCTGCTTGTTGGGTTCTCAACAGCCTTGTTTCTAAAGTCCATAACAGGTAGCCACATTGTGACTGCCTTACCCTCAACTGTTACAGTTACTTCGACCTCTACAGTGTTAGTGTTCTCGCACCATCTAGGCTCGGTGTAGCTGTAGCTAGAATCAGGATAGTGTTCGCAGAGGGTAGACCAAGCCCACCCCCAAGATAGATAATGCAAGCCGCCTTTAGTGTCTATGTGGTTCGACACATCAATAGCAGATAGCGTTTTCCATACGTTACTCATATTTCGCTCCTAAAGTTTTAGTTATAAATGGTTCAAAGATTTGCTCAGAGTACCAAGTTGCATTTGCTTCTTTGGCATAAGTCTCGCCATAGCCTCTGTAGTATTCATCTGAGTCGCAATCTCTTGCTGTGTGACCATGAACGCAGTCCCATTCACCGCGCTCGTAGTCAGAAAGTTTATTTATATCTGTCATTTTTTATACCTCATTTGATTAAGTGACAAGCAAAGGTTAAACGATTACTTAACAAATGTAAACAGTTGAATTAACTTTAGGCAAAAAAAAGCCCCACATAAGTGAGGCAAATGGGAGTTACTATGAAATTAGTACGACCAGATAGTTTCTTCTGGGTAGTTCTCGATCTCAGGAAAGTCATCTTGGGTACAGGCATCAATGTGAATGAATCGACCTGAACCTTTCTGCTGTATGCCAATGCGGGTAATGCCAAACGCTATAGCAACAGAAACGAGCTTTACGGCATTTTCTCCGCGACATAATATGTCAACAGCCTTGCCTGATGTGTGCGCTCCTGCGCGTGATTTACGCATCTCAATCGGGTGCTGTGGTGATCGGTAAGCACTAGAAATAGCGAATGGAAAATCACACTCAATTCTAATCTTGGTTAGCAAGTCTAAAAAGTCAGGGTCAAACTTGTTCTCACCTGTGTGCTTGCACTTCAATTCTTTGTGTGAGAAATACTTGTTCTCTACGTTTTCTGGCTTTTTTGCCTTAGCCTTTTTTGCTTCTGTCATATTGACCTCTAATCGTCTTTGACCAGTATAGCTTCTAAGAAAATGCTGACCTCGTTTTCACTAGAACTGCTTTTTGCTTCAAAGTGAAAGTCTGATTTCTCGCCAATCTTAAATGGTACTTGGCGGTCAAAGCTAACTTGGCTTGTTGAAAATGTTGCTTCTGCCACTCGTAAAGTCCGACCTGCACTAGTAGTTACAACATTCCTAAATGTTAAAAACTTGTTACCATTGTTAGTGCCTGAGCATACATCAATTCTAAGTAAATATAAACTATGACCTGCGGGAACAGTGTAAACACTGGATTGGGTTGTTCCTAGTGTAGCTTGAATAAAGCCATAGTTTGTGCCGCCATTCGCAATAGTTATGTCACCTACGTTAGAGCCTGCCAGAATAACTGCTGAATTTATGCGTAGAAATGATGCGGTAGTGGTTACTGCCACTGTGCCTGTTAGGGTAACAGTCTCGCTAATCTCTGCATGGTTAGCATCAAGTCCACTAATTAGCACATCCATAGTGTCGCTTGCTGATGATGATACTGCTGTCATCTGTAAGGCTGATGTAGGGAATGTATAGTTCCCGCCATCATCCCAAATAGTCTCAAATGCTGTACCAATAGTCCGATTAAAACCAAAGATATTTAGGGGTCTTGTGTCCCACATATTGCCTTTGACAATATCGTGAAACAGATGCGGTGTTGGTCTGTCTTTATGATACTGGTACATTTTATTTCCTCATATTCATTAGCTTGCTAACACCCTTGATGCCAAAGCTAGAGCTAATAGCAATAAACAAAAGGTACTGATACCACTCAGGCAGATTGCTAAGAGCCACAAATCCCTGCTCCACCCTGTCGATAACTGTCACATCGTTGATGATAATAGCATAGCCAATCATAAAAATAGGCACTGACAGAACCACTGTCCAGAACTCGTCTTTCCAACTGTGTGCAGAGGCATCAACAGCTTTAGATTCCCAGTCTGCATCATTCTTAATCATGTGCATCTTGGCTTTGTGTTTAGCTTGCTTCTCTTCTGCTTTGTTTTTCATGTAACCACCTGCTAACTTGGCTACTGGTGCAATTAAATTCATCCACATGGTTATCTTCTCCTGTTATAAGGGCATGGCAAGCGCATCGAGTGCGCGCCATATATCGTCATACTCCGTTTTGGCAGTATCCCAATTAGCTTTTATCTGATTCACATCCTCTACGACCAACTCAGCCTTTGCAACAATGGCTCTCATTGTCTCAATATCTTTCTCTAGCTTAGATACGCTTGTAGTGATTTCTAAGAGCCTTTCTTGTTGAGAGGATATAGTTATCAGGTTTGTGCCTAGAGTGGCTAATTTTGCGCTTAATTGGCTTATATCGTTGTCTTTAAGCTGTTGTTCTATCAGTTGGATAGATTCGTGCAAAGGGGTTACGTCAGGAACTTGAACCGCCTCTACTGCTTCTAGTCTTCCATACAGGCTACTAGCCGCCCAGATAAAAGAGCCGATCGTTGTAGCTAACGAAAAGACTACAGCAATATATATGCCTTTTAGCTTAACGCCACCGATTGATAATTCTGTATCTGCTAAACTCATTCGCACTCCATCTCAAAGAAACAATCATAGCCCATTCCGACAGGTGATGTTTTATAGAACTCTGACTCTGTACCTAGTGCAAGAATATCTGCTTCACTGTAGTACAGGTCTAAACCAAAGGCATCATTACCATTCAAGTATACAGCAGTCATGTTTCTGGTTGTGTTGTAACCCATAGCTACCCACTGCGCTCCTGCATCATAAAAGATATTAACGTCAGCAGATGTAGTGTTCTTATCTTCTATAGATTGCTGTAGGTACTCTACTGCCTCGCTGTTCGCTACGGCTAGGTAGGCACTGGCTTCGTTGGCTGATGTTTCGATCTGGTCGACACTGGTGTTGTATGTGTCTACATCTTCTTGGTTAATGGTTAGCATATCCTGATTTTCTACAACAAAAGTCTGCACCTCTTCCTCTTGCTTGGGGGTGCTTGCTGTCTCTGCTTTCTCTGCTACCTGCTGTACTGAGATCATATCCACCACCACTTCGGTGAATGTCTGAATGTGTGTCTCCATTTCCGCCAGTGAATCCATTGCCATATTCTCAAGCACTTCTTTAACGGGTGCGCCATAAGGTGAGTAGGTAGACATATTAGATAAGGCAGAATTATAGGCATCAACCTGCGCTGATGTAATGTGTGCCGTATTCGACAGCGTACCATTAGATAAACCGCCACCAGTGTGCGCATAATCAGTAGCCGCGCCAACTAGCTTAACGCCAGTATCTATCTGATCAACAATAGCACTACTGCTGTTAATCAGGTTATCTAACTCATTGCTTTGTGCTACGGAACTTATTGCTAATAGAAATGCTATCTTCTTCCACATCTTCGCTCACCTTGCCTATCTGTAAGATGCCGTTGTAATACTTACGGCTTTCCTTGTAATCAGGAATGTATAGTTCTGGATTCTGCTTTATCAGCATAAGCCCTCTCTTCCCCGCTACTAATCTCCCATTAGATATAAACGGGCATGGTGAACCCGCTAACAACATTGATTTATAAACCTCTTCACTCTGGCAAAGCATAGACACTGCCGCCACCTTTAGCCCAAGCGCAGATAACATCCTTGAATATTTAAGCCTTGTACAGTCTACGTCTAAGGTGTAACCGCCTGAGCTAAAACCAATAGCTACAGTCTGCACTGAACCTGCTGTGCCTTTCAAGCAAGTGTCTGAGCCGTTAGACATAAAGGTTGGGCTAATGGCAGAACCTACTGGGATTTCGCTTGATGAACCTGCGCCATTGTAGGTGTTGCTAGTTGATGTATCTGTGGTTTCGTTATTGCTATTGGTGGTTGAGTTCTCACCATGATAGGTGTTAAGGCTACCCTGTTGATCGTTCGCCATAGCTATTGATGTGAATAGCCATAGGATAGCTAAAAACCTCACTACCTTTTCTCTTCCATCCATGCCTTTATTTGCATCACGTTTTCATCAATGCGCGCCACTCTCACTTCTAAGTCGCGCTGTCTAGCATCTAACTTATCAAAGCTGTTGCTTACTTTAGCAATATCCTTAGCGTTTTGATTAACGCCAACTTCAACCTCAGTAAATGCGCCCATTACATTGATAGCGTGAAACGCTAACAATACAAATAAAGTAATAGGTACATTTTTGCTTAGATGCCAATCTTCCATTATTCTTCCTTAGCAAGACTCTCTTTAAGACTAGAGCCATACGCATTAATTAAAACATTTAGTTCCTGCATACGCATTTCTAGTTGTGCAAGATCGCTTTGCAACTCATTTACTCTGTTAATCTGAATCTTTTGCGCTTCATTCAGATCGTCTTCTGTGTAAGTTTTATCGTCTATTGTAATCACAATATTTCCCCTGTTGGTTTCAAAGTATCATAATACAGCAGAACAAACTGCTTGTACATTAGCGGGTTCAGAACTGTAGTCATCACCCTGCTGAATCACATGGCGGCTATAACTGCTAGAGATCACTTCACCATCCTCTAAAACCTTAATTGTGGTTCGCACTTGTACAGAAGTTACCGTATTGCCTTCTTCGTCTTGTCCAGTTACTACTTCAATTTTGTCTGCGGATGTTTCTTTTGTTAAACTCATTTTTTCACCTTTAACTTATTACCAAGGAGTTCCCACAATAGTTGTTGGACTAGCTTGTTCCGCTAGGTCAGCATCTAAAGAGGCTTCTAATGATTCTGTGTCTAGTGATGCCTGTACCCATGCAATCACTGATTCTTCCGTTAAGCTATCATAGGCTGTGTAACCATCAGCAGATGAGTCAGGAGTAAAACCAACAGTACCGTATGAAGTAGCTACGTTGTCACCAGATGTTTTGCTCACTCGCCAGTGCGCTACCGTTACGCCACCGTCTGTATTGCTTTCTAAAGTTGAGATTGTAAAGTTCATTTAGTTGTTCTCCAGTTGTGCAACTCGGTTGCGTAATGTTTGTATTTCTTTAATTAACATAGGCACTAACTTGCTGTAGTCAACACCCATTGTTTCGTCTTCGTCTTCTCCTGTATATACGACATCAGGCACTGCGTTAGCTAACTCTTGTGCAACAAAGCCATAATCTTCATGCTTTCCATTAGCAATCCAATCAAACTGCCTTACCTGTATAGAGTCTATTGTGCTTCCTGCATCACCAGAGTCTGTAATATTTTCTTTTAATCTTTGGTCTGAAACACTAACAAGAGATACGCCAGACTGGGTTGTGTTTATATAGCCTTCTAAAGCCCCTCTATTATAAAAGTTTAAAGCTGAACCATCATCAGCCATGCGATTTAGATATAAACACGTTCCCCCATATCTAGCAACTTGCATTTCACCAGAGGCAGTGATTAGCGCGCCATTACTGTTTGCACCAGATGAGTTATTATTGAATAAAGAAACATCAGTAGTGCCTATCAATACGTTGCCAGATGATGTAATCCGCATACGTTCTGTGTTGTTAGTACCGAAAAGCATAGAGCCGTTTGCTTGGTTGTACAGATAGGTCGTGCTAAAACCCTGAGCAAGCGTTGACGTAGTTGAACCATCAGTAACAGCAATACCAGAGTAATCGTTGCCGCTATCGACTGTTAAGCCAACATTTGTAGAAGCAAACTGACCTACTGTTGTAGTACCTATACCTACATTGCCTGATGAGGTTATGCGCATGCGTTCTGTAGGTGTAGAAGTAGCCGCACTTGTAGCTATAACAAAGTCATGTGCATTGCCAGTGTTTTTTGCTTCAGCCAACAAAGCAACACCTCTAATATTTCCATTTTGCCCTGATAAAAGGATACCTTGCGCTCTTCCTGCGTTACCTGAGCCTGACGAGCTAAACTTAGCCGCATAAGAACCGTTAGATAAAACATTAGCTACTGTATCGTATGCTTCTGTTACATCTAACTTAACATCAGGACTAGTAGTACCTATACCTACGTTGCTATTAGCATCTATAGTGAATGGTGTTGCATTTGGACTACCATCAGATGCTTGTTGTAATATTTCAAACTTACCTAATGTTGAGCCGTCAGTGCCTTTAGTTGTGATTCTTGCTGTAGATGTTGCAGGAACAAAATCAAAATAACCAGAATTAGCGGATGTTTCTCCTGTAAAGTTATTTGTAACTTTTATTCCACCGTCTACTTCTAATTTCTGGTCAGGACTAGTAGTACCTATACCTACGTTGCCTACTGAGTCGATACGCATACGTTCTGTAGAGTTTGTGAAAAACGACATTGGATGTGCGCTACGATTGATAATTGTAGAACCTGTGCTGGTTGTTCCGAAATCAGTCACAACTGAGTTTAATGTATTTTCAACTCGTAAGTATTGTGTACCTGCACCACTAAGATGTGTCTTTTGTGCGGGACTATCAGTGCCTATACCTACGTTACCTGATGCGGTGATACGCGCTTTTTCGCCAGAACCGAACGCAGAGTTATCTGTGCAAAAAACAATACCTTTACCTGTGCTACCCTGAATACAAGTCACATCAGTAGCGTCAATACGCGCATAACCAAACATAGCACGAGTGCCACCAAACGACATATAGGTATTTTCGTTAGCGGTGTTGACTCTAATTGCTTCACTACCTGACTGCACATGAAGTTTAGCGGCAGGACTAGTAGTACCAATACCTACGTTGCCATCTCCTCTAATAGTAAAGAAATCAGCGTTAGTAGCTGCGTTGCGAACGTACATTGCATAATCTGATACGGTTGAACCCGCATCTAATAATAAGCCAGACTTAGAGCCTGACGGTGCGTTGTTGTATAAATGGGTAGTCCAACTAGAAGTAGATGTAGCTACAGTCAAAGGAGAGCTAGGACTAGTAGTACCTATACCCACTCTGCCTGATGAGTCGATACGCATACGTTCATTGTTATTAACACCTAAAAACCGCAAAATACCACCTGCTACAGAAGAGCCACCCCAACGTATATAAGAACCGCCACCGCTTTCGTATTGAGGTTGAAAACCTATAACAGCATTACCTAACGTGTCATCGGAACGCTGTACCAATAGCTGATGACTAGGACTACTAGTTCCTATACCTACTTTACCTGATGAGTCGATAACCATTGCCTGCGAATTATTTGAAGTAAATCGCATCTCATTAGAGTCGTGAATGTATGCTATCTGACCAATATCATTGTCATCTGTATCGCCAAAGTTAAGCTGACTATAATTAGCATTTCCTGCTTTGATCTGTACTGTTGATGTGCCAGTGTCGGCAACAACTAGATTGTAATCTGGCGATGATGTGTTAATACCTACCCGATCGTTTGCTTCGTCTACATAAAGCGTATCTGTGTCTACTGCTAGACCTGTGGATGATACAGTTCCAGTGAAGGTAGGAGATGAATCTAACTCAGCCGCCCCACTAAGTTTTGTTTTTTCAGAGTCAGTAAATACGTTTGAGTCTGTTGCACTGGCTACAGCCGAACGAATCTCTGCATCAGTTTGATCTGCTGTTGCGCCTGTCTCAATGCTAGTTAGTTTAGTTTTTTCTGCATCGGTGTAAACATTTGAATCTGTTGCGGCATCCACTGCGGCTCTAATTTCCGCATCTGTCTGATCTGCTGTAGCATTGCTTTCAATGTTATCTAATTTGCCGCCATCTACTGAAAGGTCTCGACCATCTACAGTGCCGTCAACAGACACACTGCCAGAAACTACAACATTTCCTGCTGATACTGTACCGCTTGTGTTTAAGTTTGATATATTGCCAGTTGTTGCATCTAAGCTACCAGTAATACTAACGCCAGAATTTGTTGTCGCTAACCTTTGAATACCATCGTATTTTAAATTTACGCTCTGACTGGTTGTAGAAATCAGGTTGTTGTTGCTTGCGTTATCAACAGTAAACTGGTCTGTAGTAAATGTAATATTAGCATCTTCAAAAGATACGCCATCAGCGTAGAGATTATCTGATAAGTATAAGTCCTTAAACCTAGAGTTAGTCTTACCTAAGTTTATAACACCATCTTTAGTGTCGCCATATTGATTAGATGGTGAAAAACTGCCGCCAAAAAAAGTAAAATCAAATGAGACAGAGCCACTAGCTCTACCTAGAAAAACTTGTGAGCTAGTTGTACCTAAAAAACCTTTAGAGCTACCAGAGTTTCTCATCTGCAAATGATGCCTAGTATTTCCGCTTGTGTTGTTGGTTTGGATTATTCCATCAACAATAGAACCAGAACCCTCAGCCTCTAACTTGTCATAAAAGGTTGAGCCACTATTATTAAGCAAGGCATTCAAATTGCCGTCAGTAATAAAGGCTATTTTGTCAGAGGATTCAAGATTTGCAAAAAATCCCGAAAAACTTCCCAAAGCATTAAGTCTAGCAAAATCAGAGCCGTTAGAAATTTCAAACTCATTGCCATAATCTAAAGTAACAGAGTAATTATTAGACTGCTCACCGATCATTTTATGCGCTTGCGGCAGAGCATTTTGCACATCTGTAGCAGTGAATGGTGCAACAGGATTGTAAGTGACACTAGTTGCGGGGTTAACTACTGAGATTTCAGTTTGGTCGCCAGATAGCGTTATGCCTGTTGAGTCAATTACTGTTACTGTTAAAATCATTATCTAGTCACCTGTCTTGTTACAGTGATTTTGCCCTGTATAATTCTAGTCGCCTTATCATCAGATGTATTAAATATTTCAACATCGTAATAATAATTACCTGCATTAATCAGGGTCGTCTCATTGTGAGATAGTTTCATTACAAGATTACCTGCGCTATCAAAAGTAGAGTCAGTGAAATCAAAAGCATCAACCTCTGCGCCCTCTAGTGTTTCTCTGATACTGCCTCTGGCATTCCATCCATTTAGGTTCTTATTAACGCCATCTTCTTTGACGTTTAGCGTAAGGCTAAAATCAGAGCCTTGATCTATCGTTAAATTATACTTTGCCGCGCTCATTTTAAACCTCGTTATCTCTGTAAGCAGTTATCTGATACTCATCAGGACTTAATCTTATACCCCAAAAAAACTGTTTTACATTTTCATTGTCTTTTAAATCTTCGATCATTTGAAGAAACGCATCTTGCCCTTCAGTAAGAATTTCGTATTCTCCCTGTATCGTTGCAGTTATTTCTTCATTTTCTGTATTTAATAAATTATACCCTAGAACTATCATAACTACCCCACAATTCTACTATGTAAATTAATTTCCATTTGTTGCATTTTTACATATTGAGCCGCACCAACTTGATGCTTCGCTCTAATTCTGCATTTCATGTCTCTGTGAAATCTGCCTAAATACGCACTTACTGGAACAGTTGTATAAAAACTATAACTGCCATTGTTTGATATTCCATGCGTGATTGATTCTGCAACAACATAAGTTCCTGCTGTTGCGCCAGTAGTTAGCCCTGAAAACAATATTGCAGAAGTTGATATTGGGTTGCTAGGATAAGCCGAAAGATCAACCCAGGTTCTAGGCTCTAATTGTTTCAAGGATATGTCATCAAAGTATGATATATCATCGCCTGCATTTAAGTTTTGCACAATTATATAAACTGTGGAAACGTCTACTATAAATTCTCTGACATTATTACCGATAACTGCACCCCAAGCTAACCCGCCTTGATACTCAATCTCATCAGCAGGGTCGGTTGTTGTACTTACAATAATTTTATACAAATCAGAGCTTACGGGTGCATTGTAAACAAGCCTGTATTTTTCCCCTGCGGTTACACTTACAGCCTGAGAAATCTGCGCTTTATTTGCGCTTCCAGAAATACCTGTGAGCTTTCCGTAATACGGAACTTCTAAAGTTCCATCCTGTACCACCCAATCAGAAGTGCCATTAAAATTCCCATTGGCGACAAGCTCAGATAATTCAAAATCATACTGGTAGCGTAAGTTTTTGAAACTTTTATAAACTGGGCTTGCTAAATCTATTAAAACTTGGTTTGACGGAAACTTGTTAACATGATTTCCAACCATATAAACTCTCTGCCAGTATTGTGCAGGGGTGCTATAGTGAAAAGCATTTGCAATAGGATTTGGATTCCAAAAGTTAGGCACTTGCACTTCGACCTGAGTTATTATGCTGCCTGTTCTATTACTTGTTGTTCCTGCATAAAGCAGATAATTAATATTAGCATCAATGCTTCTTCCTTTAGCTATATCCCATTCAGTAGCAGGATGGTCAAACTCGTGTAAGGTATAAAGCACATTGTAGCTAGTCATGGTTATATTTTCAGAGTATGCGCGATATTCCTCTTCTACCGCACCAGAAAACTTGTTGGCTGTGATGGTCTCTGCCTTAACGTGCTTACCCTCAATAGTTCCATCTACAACTAAATTGCCTGAGATAGTTTTAATGTCTTCGTAAAATGGCATCTACTTTGTCCCTATGGTTGTTTTCTTAATTGGACAAGTTCAACATGATTATTGCCTGATGTTAAACTGCCACCCTGCCACGTTGCAGTAACAGTATAGTCAAATTTTTCTTGAATCTTTTCATAACTTGCCGGCCAAACATCACCAACACTTGAAGTGACCTGCAAGCCTGCACCCCCTCTGGTTTCAACTGTATTCAGGAATGTCGGCTGACTTACAGCACCAGAAGCTGTATCGTTATATGCAAACGAATAATAAGTCACATTTATAGACCATGTAATGTCTATGTCAGCAAAAGTCGATTGATCAACGAAAAACTCTCTAATATCTACAGGAAATGTAGGGTAATAGGTACCAAACCAACTATACCTGTCTCCAATAACTTTGTGTTCAACAAACCTAGCATCTAATTCTAAATAAAATACATATTTTTTTGTATCTGTTACCGCATTATTAGAATCTGTTGTATAAACTATAATTGTGTCTCCGCTTTGCGGGGCTTGCCCAAAATAAGCGGCGAATTGTGCTTCTGTTGGTTGGTTTAAATTATTGCTTGGAAAATAGTATTCGTTTGCCTGTCTGTCGCGTAGCGTGAAAGCGTGAATTAAAGTGCTTGCTACAGGCTCGCTGTCTATGTCGCGAATTGAAACGGCAACTACTGAAACTGTAAAAGTCTCTAAAAGACCAAGTGCCTCTCTGCTATAAAGGTTTGTAGTTGAACCAGTAGTTAAAGATTTTAAAGTTTGATTAGTAATCACATCGTTCAAATCAATTCTGAAATGCTTAACCTGATCAGTTACAGTATATTGGAAATTTACCTCTAAATACTCTCCAAAGTATCCTTGCTCTGGCGTTTGAATCACGTTAGCAACTACATTTGTCACACTCGCAACACGACCATCCCAAGCCTCGACCACATCATTAGCGGTGTAATCTAGAAGATCACTAGCTTGCCAGTTATATATTGCAAGCACTACCTCTTTAGCAGTTATCTGAACAGTTATGCCTGTATCGGTATCGTTTGCAATTATGTAGTCTGTTATCTCAAATTCTTTTTCAAGCCCACTAGTAAACCCTAAAATATCGTTGCCGAACTGTATTGTGTCTCCAACCTTATACGCTAATGCTTTCATGTTAGCGGTGAATGTGACAGTTGCTTGCATCCTCGACCTTAGCATCATTAATCGCGCTAATCGCTGTGCATCCTCTTCATGAGTAGTGAGCGGTAGGTTGTAATCTAGGTATAAGGTTTCGCCATCTTTATCATCATAGGTTAAGCCATCAGCATCCACACCACTATATTGCACTGGATAATCTGTTACCACATAGCCGTCATGCAAGCTGTTAAATTTGCCTTTAACTCTATTATATGAATCAGCCCTGCCTTGCTTTGCAGAATAGTTAATAGCACCGACAATCATGCTTTCATCTACAATTTGGCTGTGAGGCGTTTCATAGGCGTATGGCTTTATATAATACTTACCATTGCTATAAATTAACTTGCCATTCATTGTACTAAGTATTTGCTTTATGTTTTCTCTGTGGCTTTTATCAGCAAATATAGAACCATTACAAGTGTATCTTTTTCTAACCCCACTAGCAGATGTGACACCTTGTGCGCAAATATCAATCGCATCTCTTAATGATTGTTGGTCAAAAGAATCAAAAGACTCACCAAGCCCAAGCCTAGAATCAAGCATATAATCTAAAAGGCACAAAGCGGCATTGTCATCGTATTGCCAGGTTGAAGAAGTCGCTAATCTGTGTGAAGAAACGCCCAAACTTGGATTATATAATATTGAGCCTGATGTTGAGTCTTTTCTAGGGTCATATATCCTGCGCCCCTCTATTTCAGCCGTAACAGATGGAAAGCCATTTGGAAATGCTGTTGAGTTAAATCTAAGAAATATATAAGAATAAGCGCAACCAGAAAAATAGTGCAACCCATCCCAGTAAGATGGTTTTTTAGATATCAGAAAAGAGTCAGTCAAATTCTGACTGCCTGTCAATCCTGTAAAACTTTCAGCCCTAAAGTTGCCGCCAAAGTATCCATTAGGATATGAGCCGCTAGGAGCTACATCAATGCCATCAAACAAAATAGTATTAACAGCGTTACAACCCTCAGCCCAAACTATAGCAAACTGTGTTTCTCCCGTCTCTTCTGATACACGCCAGACAATGTTGCCGCCAACAACAGCAGTTCCATAAACTATTCGTCTTGGGGCGGTTGAGCTTACTGTGCTTTCCTGTGCAAATTCTACAGATTCAACTGTGTTTTTAACAAAGGCACTGGTTGTGTTTGTTTCCTGTACAGAGTCAATAATATAGTCATAGGCTTCCTTACTGGCTTCTGCGCCAGAAATACCTAGAGCGTTAAACTTCCTGTTAAATATATTGCTTGTTTTGAAAATACTCATTAAACGCCCCAAGTATAAAATGCTTTGGATGTTGCGTTAACATACTGGAAACTTTTATCTGCAGGGGCATCAAGTTTCTGGTCTGCATCGCTATATCTTCGATTACTGGCTTGTGACAATCTGATGAACTTATGCTCTGCGGATATTGTTACCAATAAAGAATCGCCATCTTGCACAAATGTTAGCTTATCATTAAACCCTTCAAAATAAACAATAGGCTCTAAAGCGTTCCCGTTGTTTGGGTCTATAGCACCTAAGTAAACAGTTAAAGGCTTACCTTGATAATCTAAATCACGCAAGGCAGGTATTGTTGTGCTGTCTGCAAGTATCTGAATCTGCAAGCCGTTAGCCGCTAGATCGCTAGTTTCACTTGTACCACTTATCCCTAACAGTTCGCCCATGCCTGTGAAAGTCTGACTTGCACCATTTACAGTGATTGATTTGTCGCTGTAGCCTGTCCACATTCTGTCAACAATATCCTGTGCAGGATTGCTTGCACTAGGTAGCGTTAGCTCAACAGCAAAATAAACCTGCAATTCATTGCTTGTAAACTGTGCTAATGTGCTTGCATTAATATCCCTAGACATCAATCGCCTCTACGCAACTAAAGCTAAAGCCATATTTAAGGTCATTACTTACCCCCCATGAAATAACATCAGACTCTAGCCTAAATATTCCTCTAGGAGTGCTGAAATTCAAACTAGTGTTATCAGATGTAGAGCTTGGGCGCAAAGGCGGCACAATATTTAAGGTTACATTGCCTGTGCCTACTGTATTGGTGCAAATGTGTAGCCTATTACCTATAGAAAATGTACGACCGCCTGCTATTGCAGATGATGTTGTTATATTTAATGTTTGTTCGCCTACGCTTTGAGTGCCATTTACAGATGCTCCAGTTATTGAAGTTGACAGGTATTGATTACCACTACCAACTATGGGCAAATAGAAATGATTTTTTCTACCCTCTAAAGATGCTAAGAATCCTTGAACTGCAACCGCATCATCACCATCAAGCGGTCTTAAAAAAACATCTGCTTCCCATCTTACACCGCCAAAGTTTTGCACTTGCCTTTGAAAAGTATATGGAGATTCACTAACAGCATTAGCCGAAACAAGGCGCAAACTCACGCTTTCTATAAGACTTTGATTAGTAACCAATAAATCATTTGACATTTATCTACCTACTAGTTGTGAAGCAAATGAACCGCCTCTGCGTTTAGCGTTCAGAACAGCTTGCTTAGAGGCTTCTTGAATTTGTGGCAGTAGATTAGTGATCTCTGCTCTCACTGTTGATTGTACACCAGTAGTCACATTGATTGTTTGATTAATTACTACACCCTGTCCCTGACCTTTGGTGTGATCAATAACAGTTTCATTCGGGTGAAGCATAGCAGGAAAACCGCCTTTTCCATCCATGCCACCTGCTCTAGCACCGCGACCAGTAAAGCCACCGCCATCATAGCTTGATCTTTGTGCATAGGGTACATACTCACCCCCGCTAGACGGAAAGAACTGATCAGCCATATTGACGTTCGCGGCACTTCTAAGATTAGCTAACTCACCCTGTAGCTGTGCAATCTCTCGTCTTGTATCTGCTACGCCCTGTGCAAATGGGTTTTGAAGCTGTGTACCATTGAATAAACCAACAATCTGATTGTATATGCCGATAGTTGCTTTAAAGGTTTCATTTAGCGTGCTTTTAACAAACCATTCCATCTTTGTTAATTCTAACTTCACGCTAGTTATTGACGATTGAAAGTTTAAAAATACATTTATAGCTGATTGAAAAACACCTATTAGTTTTCTCGCTACCTTTTCGCCTACATTGCCAGATTCGTTTTGCCTTTTGATAAACTGAACAAATCTATCCGATAGGTCTTCAATTACAGGTGCAAACTCGACAGTCATAGCCTGTACAACACCCATAATCGCTGTCTTAGCCCTAGTAAACGCATCATTAGCATCTTCTATAGCTTTAGCATCAACACCGCTTAAACTGATTCCTAGAGCGTCTGCTTCTTCTGCCATAGTTTCGAGGGCGACAGAACCGCCTGCTAAGGTGTTAACAAGAGCAACACCCTCAGAGTCAAACAGCTTCATTGCTAATCGAACACGATCTGACTGCGTACCTACACCCGCCATAGCATCTGCGACTAGCCCCATCTGTTTATCTAAGGGTAGCTTTACTAAGGATTCAGCATCTAGGTTTAATTCTTTTAGCGCATTAACAGCCTCGCCTGTGCCTAGTGCCGCCTCACTTGCTCTACGGGTAAAACGCTGTAAAGCCATGTCCATTGTTTCAGATGAAACGCCTGTAAGTTCTGCCGCGTACCTTAGACCAGATAGTGCCTCTGTTGTAACGCCAATCTTAGATGCTGTTTTAGCTAGGCTGTCGCCTGCTCTAAGGCTACTTGAAATCAGCGCACCAAAACCTGCCGCACCAACTAGACCAACAATGGCTGTCTTAGTGCTAGCGACTGCGCCACCTACTTTCTTAAGTCCTGCGGTAGCAGTGCGAAAGGCTTTCTTGGTATTGTCAAAAGCCTTGATCGTGATATTTAGTTTTTGGTTAGCCATCGGAATCCTTTAGTATTTCAAAATATGCCATCCACTCTCGATACTCTGAAAGACTTATCTGCTCTACTTCTTCTATAGTCTTGGAAAGCCGATCAGCCAAAGATATTAAATTCAATCTATGGTGATCGGTTTTTAGTTTTTTACTAAATCTTCCTCAGACTCTAAGTCAGCAAACATCTGATTGGCGATATTAGATATAACATCTGTATGCTCGCCCATCAATTCCATTCTATCGTCTGCCGCAGTAAACAGCCTCTCACCACTTTGATCTTCTGCTTTCATAACAATCAGATCGACCATAGCGGCTATCGTAGTGTTCTCTAAGAAGTTAGGGTGCTTCTTCTGTAGTTGGTTCATGTCGTAACAAGTAACTGGCTTACAATACAACTTGAACGCTCCAGAATCGTCACCCCACTCAGGCACGTCAACTTCTCTTACCTTAACTTCTCTGCGCGTACGCAACTCTTTTGCTAGTCCCATAGTTTATAACCCCCGTTATTATGCTGATGCTTCTGTTACTGCGCCTGTAGCTTGGATAGAAAAAGATGCTTCAACCATGCCGTCAAAAGATACGCTGATAGACTTATCTGTTACAAAGCCCTCACCTACATACTTTTTGCCAGTACCTACGCCATTAGGATAGATTTCAAAATCAATCTTAGATGAAACGTCTAAGTCATCCTGAGCTGAATCTGTAGAATCCCAGTAGCATTCTAGGCTAACTGTAGCTGTCTTCTGACCTGCTAAGTATGTTCTGCTAGTTTCGCCCATAGATGTAGATTCAATAGTGTCTGCTGTCTCATCAATGTTAAAAGAGCGTACTTCTGCCACTGTTGCTAATGAACCGCCATCAGTAACGAGTTTTACAATGCCGCTATTGCCTGTTGCACTTGCCATGTTTATAACCTCATAAAGTTAAAGTGTACCGCGCTGATACTTATACAGTACACGCAGAGTTAAAATCACACCGCCAATCGGTGCTATAGAACCTTCATCTGTCTCGACACTAACAATCTGTGTATCTAGGGCAACACCGCCTCTAGTTCTGTCAGTATCAAGACTTTCCTCAACAGCCTCAATGATCTTGTTTCTAGCAGTGTCTATCTGACTGCCTTTCACATAGCATACAAGCTGATAGTTAATCGTTGCCATCCTGTGAGATATAGAGCCACCGACAGTGTTATCTTCTCTGTCTTCGTCTGCGCTTTGCACCAAGATAGCAGGAAACTGAGCATTAGATAGCTTCTCAAAATCAAATGGCTCTCTGGTTACATACTTTACTTGTACGGGCTTTGCAATCTGCTCAAGTGTATCTACCAAGTCAACCGCTATCTGTTCTCTAATGCTCATTTAAGCCTCTTAAAAAATATGTCGCCTAGTTTCTTTTCTTCTTTTCTGCTAAAGCCAAAAAATGGTCTTAGCTTGTTATTACCTGCCGCCTTCTTAGCTTCTACGGCTCTAGTGAAAAAGATAGTAGCCTTTTTTCTATCTGCCTTAGTGGTCATCGCGCCAAGCATCTTGCCGCTAAACTCAAGATTCGGTCTATTGGTGCGACCTCTGAATCTTCTAAACCTTGCGTACTTAGGCGAATACTTTGTAAATTTACCACCCTTAAAGCCAACACTGCGCTTCGTTCTGCGCTCTATAATGTTGATTCCTTCTTGGGCTGTAATAGATAAAGCTCTTTTTATGCTTTGCCCTACATCCTTACCCTTCTTCTCTAGCTCCGCTTTTACTTTTTTAGCGTTGCTTTTAAAGCTAATCTGCATTATCTGCTCAATCTACCGCTATGGATAGACTTCTTCTCTTGCTCTGTTACGACACTATCGTTATCAGCATCGTACTCAATGCCATCTCTTAAAATACTATCTAGCTCTTCGCCATAACGCGACTTGTAGAAAGCAATCATGCTCTGGAATCTATCGCCATCAACCCAGTTAGTTAACTGAGGCAGTGCGTACTTCCACAACACCAAGTAAGATGAACATCTTGTAAACTGTGAGTCTGTCAGGTACGCGCTGTTTAGCTCGCCTGATAGCCCTTTCTTATCCCACCAACCTATTCGTAGTTCGCGGATAATATCGCTCTGCGCCTTAGCGTGTTCATCGCTAAAGGTATCAAAACCCAACTCTAATATGTCAGGCACTAGGTTCTTTAAATCTAAGTCTGTAGAGAATGCCATTACCACTTCACCTTGTCTGCCCAGTAAGCCCCAGACATTTTGCCTTTGGCTATGTTCTTTGCGTGTCGCGCTTTGAATGCTTTGCGCTTTGCTTTATCTGCCGCAGATTCATTCTTTCTAGGTGGCTTGTTATCTGCCCCCTGCTGTCCGAATCTAATCAGCTTAATCTTATCTCCTTCTTTGGCTAATACAGCGTGAGACTTAGTCGCATGACCAGATGTTCTTTTGGGCTTGTTATAGCCACTGAACCTTTCGCCTCTATATGTTATCGCCATATTAACCTCAGAAAAAGAATAGCCCCCACCTAAGCAGGGGCGTTCAGTCTTAAAGTGCCGCGTCAGCAGTGATTTTAACACCAAAGCTGTCGTCTAACTCACCAACACCATATACAGCAGTAGCGTTAAGCTCGTTAGCACGTAGAGAAGCATCACGTTGTACTTCTAGGTTGAAGTCACGCTTGATAGCAATAGCAAGTGCTTCTGGGGCAAATACAGCCGCAACAGCATCATCGCTACCATCAATAGAAACATTGGCTGACTCATAAACATCAATGCCCGCGATAGTGCCAACATAACCGCTACGCATAGCTTCGTTCTGTAAGTCACCGCCATTTGGGTTAGCAAAGGTGTTAGTTAGACCTGCTTTCAACTGATACGCTTGGAACGGATGCACAACAGCCGCCATAGAGCCAGTTACTTTGTTAGCTCGTAGAGTAGCTGCCGCTTTGAATAGATCAGCAACAGTAAGCTCAGAACCTGCCGCTCCTAAAGCACCAGAGAAGCCAGAAAACAAACCGATAAGGTCTTTATCAATCTTAGTAGCGATAGCGTTACCAAGAACAGTACCAAGCTCATCAGCAGGGTTGCCTGCGCCCATAGCCGCTAGATCAGTAAGAACAACCTGTGCGCCTACTTCGCCAACTGCTACAGATACAGATGAAGTAGATACTTCAGTTGCACCCATGTCAGTTCCTTCAGTAAGATCACCCGCAGTTACCGCAGGATACTTAGGCACTTGAATAGTTGTGCCTGCTTGGTTGCCAATGTTGTACTGAGTTACAAGACCTAGCATTAGGGATTGCTCTTCAGCAGTGAAACGAGCCTGTGCGATAATGTTAGTAAACAGGTCGTTTAGTGTAGTTGTAGTTGTTTCGTTAGCCATTGTTCAAAACCTCAATAAATAGAAAGAAAAAATAATTTAGCCTTTCCTCTTCATAGCGGCATAGGCTTCTTTGCCCCCGCTATTCCAATTCTCGACCATCCAATCCACCGATTGAGGCTTCGGAGTAGAGCCACCTGTATTACCCATGCTTCCTGCACCGCCACCAGAGGCACGCACAAAGTGTGGGTTAACAGTTAAAAATTCTGTAACCATCTCATCGACAGATAACAGATCACCTTTGTCATTATATCTAGGTGTTCCGTTATTATCTACAATCTCAACAACACCATCTTCATTAAGTCTGGTCTTGCCTTTTAAGAGTTGTGTTACTTGTGCTGTGTCAACTGCGTTATTCCGACTGGCCGCACTGGTTAACTGTCCATCAATTAACGTCTCTTGCAATCTAGCCTTGTAACTGTTGATCACTGCATCTTTCTTTTCGACAGTATTCTTTAAGATAGAATCAAACTCTCCGCGCTGTTTCTGTTGCTCAATCTCAGCCTGTTCCTTTTGAGTAAGTAACTCTTTGGCTTCATCTAAGTTGATGCCACCTAGCTTCTTATCAAACTTGCGCTGTTCTCTAGCAATCCGATCGGCTACGATTCGGTCTAGTTCTTCTTGTGAAAATGTCTTTGCCTGAGTTTCTACTGCCGCTGTTTCAGTCTCAGCTTCTTCTATGGTTTCCATGATTGTATCGCTCATGTTGCGTGCCTCACTAGGAGTAGTTGGTGAATCGTTAGTTTAACACAAGTTATTTCTTTGTCTTGCGTTTCTTTTTCTTAGGTCTTCCGACCTTGCTTCCGTATGTTCCTGCGCCTTTTGGCATTATGTCTGCTCCTTAAATTTAACTGGTCGCCATCTATGTCTACAGTTATAGCCACCTTTGTTTATGAATGGATTAGATCCGCTTTTTCCTGCCCATTCGCCTTGCCAAATTTCTTTCATTTCGTCAATCGTGTAAACCTTATCTACGTGCCTTTGGCAAAAGCCTCTAGTTACTTCATCATTAGAGCCTAAATAAATAAATTTTTCCGCGCCTGAATCTAAAGCAACCTTAGCATTAATTGCCGCATCAAATTGCGTTAATGAATCATGTATCTGCTGTTTAACGTATCTAGCCATTTCTGTGCCTACAACAGCCTGTACTGCTGAAACACTTTGCGCAAACGTAGCACCTGTCAAAGTGCTTTCGTAAACTTGCTTTGCAAGAACGTCTAAATACTCAAGACCTAAATCTTCCATGCCCTGAAACGTCATTTGCTGTAACTGGTTAACTACGGAGCGATCAAGATCAACAAAGTCTCCATAGTTACCAAGCATATCTACTGCGCTATCAGCTACCTGACCATAATCCCTGATAACACTATCAACTTGCGTTAAATATTCTTCGGATATTGCCTGACGTAATTCAGTTCTTGCGTTTAACGCCCATTCCAAATCAAAAAGCTCGCCATCTTTCAATGGTGCTGATGCCATTAGATCAACGACTCTATTCTCTAAAGTGACAAGTGCAGAGGCTAATCTTTCTTCGTGCCTATCAGCTAACCTATCAACAATATTGAAATGGTCAGTATCAGCCGCCATTAGTTATCTCATCTGCAAAGTTACCAATGCGCTGTGAACCTGCATCAATCTCATTGTGTGACTTAGCAAGCATATCGTCATCAAGCACTAGATCAGCAATCTTCTTGTCGATCTCTTTGTTTAATGTTTCAGACTGTACGCCAGTAGCTCTCATCTGCTGTAGGAACACTAACTCTTTGTCGTAGTCTCTAAGATCAAAAGCATCAGGATAGAACACTTCTACGTCATTGGTTACTTGTTGCCACTGACAGAACAGGTCAAAGATCTGCTCTTCTGCTAATTCCAATATGTCTGCTTTCTCAGCAAGTTTAGCGTTAAGCATCTGGAACTCTGTCTGCATAGCCACGCCAGATTGGGTCATTGCCTCTGTGCCACGCACTGCGCCCATGTGAGCCATGCGGTTGATAGATTCTACCTTTTCGTTGATAGACTTCATGACAGCATCTAGGTTAGCCCCTGATGGTTGCATCTGGTATGGCTTTAATGCGCCATCCATATCATCAGGTAAGTTAATCACTGCACCTGCACCTGCACTAGCATCAGTCTCGAACGTCTTAACTAGTGTTGGGTGATTACTGATACGAATCAACTGCTCTACTTCTGATAGCTCTTGGTAAATAGCTCGTTGCATATACGACACATCAGCAATATCGCTTGTGCCAATACCGCGAATCTGTGATCTCTGAGCGGGAACAAAAACAGCAGGAATCTTACCTAGTGCGTTGTCAATCTCTTCAATCTTTTGCTCGCCATTGTTAGTGGCTAACCAAGTCTCGATAGTGTCCTCTCTCCAAACTCGGTAATAAACCTCTGTCTCTGTTTCGTTGATGCGGTCGACTGATTCCCTTACCTTTAGATAAACGAGCTTAAAACGACCGCTAGGCGTTCTCTCGTACTTCCAATCAAATACGTTCTCAGGGGTAATCATTGTCATGTAAGGGCGAATCTCTTGATCTAACTCTTCTGCCCTTGTAGCCGCATTAGACTGTGGCTTATCGATCATTAACCATACGTGACCATATACGCTAGACCATATCTGCGCTTGTCTCATAAACGCATTGAAAGAGCGACCATCAAGATCAGCATCTTTCATAAAGGGTTCTAGTGCGGCATTGTTAGTTAGGCTGTTGAATGCTCTGGTAGGCGGTACGCGCCAAAGGAAACTAGAGTAGATGTGAACAATGTTCTTACAGTGATTGTCCATCGGGGTAAGGTCTAAACGTCTAGCATATTCGTCTTTGTCTTCTGAGATGTAGCTTGTCAGGTAGCCGCCATCTTTATAATCTTCTCCACCCATGTAGCTTCTTAGATAGAACGACCATCTGTGCTTGTAGTCATCATATATTGGGTGTGTGTTATCGATCTCTCTTGTTTCCATCAAGTCCACCTAGTCGGTTGCGGGGTGTTATATTCAGTTCTGATTGGGAACAAATACTCTACTAGGTAGCCTAACGCATCATTCATGTGGTCAGTGCCATCCTTATTAGGAATACTCGTACCCTCTTTATAAGTCTGTCTTTCTAAACTCTTAATCGTCTGCTTGCACTTGGGGCTTACAAACAAATGCCGCTCACCATCACCCGACAGTAAACGACTATTAACCGCATTGATTCTATCCCTGACCAATGGGTGAGCTTTCTTCGCCTTAACGCTAAATCCTGCGTTTTGTAAGATCGACAAATCAGTCCGACCACCTGCGCTTGTTTTGCGCTGTCTTGATGCAGGGTCAGGATAAATGATGCAGTGCCTGTTAGGATACCTATCTTTTATCTCAGCAACCATTTCATCTGTGTTGCTCCCATACATAACGATTTCATCTATAGCCAATAAGTCTTGCCCATGCCTTAAGCATATAACAGCACTCATTGGGTCTAAGTTGAAATCCATACCAATGTGTAGTGTACCACCATTGTCCTCGATAGGCTCTACTGATAGTTCTCTACTAAAGGCATAATATATCAAACCAGAGTAAGTCACAAACTCAGCGCAATATTCCTGATTAAAAGTGCGCTCATCTAGGTCGTTTCTGGCTTGCTCAATCTCTTGCTCTGGTACGTTGCCGCCTTGCAGTGTTGTGTACTGGAATGAATCCCATCCCTCTGCACCATCTAAACCTGATGCCCATAGATCATAGAAATGGTTTCTGCCTTTAGGCGTACCAATAAACAATGCTCTAGTTGGGCTTTCCTCAGTATGCCTGTCTGATAGAGATGGTCTTAGAACCTCATTCCATGCCTCTGGTCGCATATCTGCAAACTCATCTAGCACTACAAAGTCCAATGCTCTACCTCGTAGGTTGTTAGGCTTCTCTGCGCCTTTAAGGCTGATTACTGAACCATTAATTAGTCTGATCGTTAAGGATGTCTCATTGGTCTTGGAAATATACTCTTCTGGGATAGTGTGTATAAGCATATCCCA